TTTCTGTTTCTTTTTCAACGTAATCACTCCTGATGTCCCCCCAACTTTCGCTAGGGTTATTCTCTATCAGAGTGGCTCAGTTTTCAACTGTTATAGTGGCTCACTTTTAAGTTACCATATACAAATATCTTATATGATCGGCAAGTGTGCCTTAAATATGACTACGCCAGCAAGCAAGACCCTTAATAAATTAACTTATCATATTTGGTAGTTATTACTTGACTTTTCTTTTGGGCTTCCCCATCATCGGTTGAACGGAAGGGAAAGGCTTCGGAGACATAGGAATTGCCTACTATCAAAGATAAAAAAATATATCTAAGATAATAGGCAATAACTGTCATTATCGTATATCACGTATAGGTTTTAGTATCCGTATGACCCTTGTTAGTTCGAGGTTTAACCTCAATGATTCTACTGTCAAAAGTTCGCCCATGACAGGAGTATGTGAATCATCTTGCAAGCATATCTGCTTCGATCTTTCCACCGAGCCGTTAAATTGGTCGCTCGCACCATTCAGACACGAACATAACAAGGAATGTCCATTGTGTCCTAGACTTAGTTATCTGCAACGGCTAAGCCATAACCTGTCAAGTTTTGATTCGATTGGTGTTACTAGGTTTCCACCAAAGGAACACCCAAAAAAAGCAATACTTAATAAACCTTGCAATATCGTAATTTTTTCGATATAATAAGGATACGTTTGGAATATGGGTATTCCGTATTCAATTGTAGGCTTAGAAGGTGTTCCAGCACCCTCTGAGCCTTTTTGTTTGATTAAATATCAAGATTATTCAATGGATTATACTTGTCATTCTGTTCAGCAAGATCGTTACCCCACATACTTGCATAGCGCTCTGTAATTGATATATTTGAATGACGCATTAACTTCTGAATAGCAAAAGTGCTCATGCCACTTTGAATGCACCTTTGACAAAATGTGTGCCTGAATGTGTGACTTGATAGGCGTACATCCCTAAAATTCATTACTTTAGCCAAACGCTTAAAGATGTTCTGTACAGCGTTACCAGTCAATTGTTTGGCATAACGATTGGTAAATACATACTCATTCATTCTGTCACCAAAGAATTGTTCGCAATACACCTTATAACTAGCCAACTCTTTGATTAATTTGTCTGTAATGGGAATCGTATCAAACCTGCCACCTTTTCCTAAAACTGCTATTGTCTTATCCTCAAGGTCAATATCAGACCATTTCAGATGGCATAATTCTGTGCGCCTTAATCCAGTTGATAATAAACAAATTATTATGCTGTGATTGCGGTAGGCAAAAAAAGCATCTTCTCGTCTTCTGATTCTGCGATAATACGATAGCATTTGCTGAATGTGATAATCGGTGAATGTTTCAATTTTGATATTTTCTTTAGCACTCTGTATCTTATCAGCAGGACTCTTTGTGATGATTTCCTCATTGACTAGGTAGTTGAAGAAAGCCTTCAACCTTCTTAATTTGCTGTTAGTGCTTGTTGGATTATTACCACGATTACGACACCATTTGATATAAGATTTGATTGTGGCTGATCTTACATCTTCAACATTTACGACTTTCTCATTGATGCAAAACTCTTCAAATTGTTCAAGTATGACTTTATAGCCTTCGATAGTCTGATCGGATAAGTTTTGATACTCTCTATCCTCAATGAAATCTTTGATGGCAAATTTTAACAACACAAAAAAACCACTCCCCATCTAAACTTAATTAGACGTGAAGTGGTTAATGTTTTTACTATAAATTCGATAGCGACCTATTTACAACAATCGCTATAAACATTGGTATGGAGCATATCGGGCTTGAACCGATGACCTCTTGCGTGCCACGCTTCCCAAGAGATTCCACTATAACAGATTATTTTATTAAAGCGTTGATATGACGGTCTATGTTTATGCTACCTTTATTTTATGTATGATGTATTTGATGTAGTTTTATGGGGATAATTAAAGTTTTTCCCCATTATTTTCCCCATTTGCCCCACAAGCCATTAAACCTTTTTATTTAACATAATCCTAACACATGCACATTCTTTTCTCTATGCAATTGCATATGCGTTTCTATATTCATGCCTTGTATATTCGTTTGCATATTCCGTTTCTTCTGTGGCATGTTGTCCGGGTTGTACAGGTGGATGATTTTTACCCCTCGTATTAGAGAGGAAATGAAATGAAACCAAATTAGGATTCAGTATAAAATAAATACGACTGAATTTACTCAAGTGAGAATTGCCCCCAGTATATTCCTTGGTACATTCCAACCCCACTACCAACCGCATTACTAACCTGGAATAGCGACAGGTAGAGAATTAAACAAGCCAATATGTAGCCGCCCCAATGCTTCTGCGATTCTTTTCCAACTTCCTTTTGCAAGGGACTATCTATATAGATATAGAAGGAAAAGGGTGCGTAATTACCAAAGTAGCTACAAAGGTAACTACAAGCGTAATCATTTGGTATCCATACAAAAGTAATTAAGCCTTAAACACATACGGTATAAGCATTTCCAAAAGTGGTTAAAACGGAACAAAGTGAAGTGGACTGAAAGGGAGAAGGTAAGAGGGATATGAAGTATGAAGTGATAGGGTCTACTCAAAATTGAGTACACCCATATATAACGACATGATTAGTAATCATTCCCCCTTTTTGGGGTATGTTGAGCATACGTCATCATTTATGCCGTCATTACTAATGACCCCACCTAAAAATAATTTACAGGCTCGTACAATCGTTTTACTACATTCACGAACAAACACCTTAACCAACCTCACAAAACATCACACGTTTCATCTGTGAAGGTCGATTTTAAGTAATTCTATTATTTTTAGAATATTTATGTTATAATAAGGGTGTAGCTACAATAAAGGAATCAAGGGAAGGTGATAATATCCTTCTTGTGTTGCTTTTGGCAATCGCTGGTTTCTTTTCTTCAAAATTGTTAGAATTTAATTGTCATATTAGCCGCCTTCCCCGGTGGCTTTTTCTTTTGAATAAAAAAAGACCGCTGACAATAATATCAACGGTTTTCTTTGGCATATTTCACCATATGATTTTTAAACTCCATCAAAGTATAGAACACTTGCCTTCCTATATCTTCAATATCGTAATTAGTTAAATACTCCTCACCTTTGCTGTCTACCAAGAACATAATTTCTTTGCTGAATGTGTGAATTTCTTCATCTAAATTTTCTTCTAATTGCTTCGGTGTCATTAGTAAGTACCTCCTTGTAATTTATGCGCTCAAATTTGAGCCTGTAAGATGTTACCGGGAATCGGTTTGAATTGTTTCACGTGGCAACATTTACATAGCCCTCAAAAACTCCTCGTAATGGTCATACAAGCCAACATAAGCGTCTAACATTGAGGACATCCCATCAATCCTCATTTTAGCTGCTTGATTTTTGACTGGGACAATATTCCCGTTCCTATCCGTTTCTATTCCGGTATTTGTTAAGCACCATTTTAAAATAGGACTGTTATTATAATTGATCTTCTTAGCTTTCAAGTCCTGCCCCATCTGCTGCATAGGCAGGGAAAGAGTTTTTGCTCCTTGAATACATCTCACCATTTTAAATCCGTGTTGCTCCATTTCTTCGACCCAATACCGGGCTGAATAGCTATCATAATATATCCATAGTGGCGTTATGTCGTATTCGTTAAGCATTTCAATGAACCATGCTGTTATGTCTCCGTAATTGATCGTGTTACCGTTACATAGCCTTAGTAAGCCTTGATCGTACCATTTATCATAAGGGATTTTATCGACTTCAACACGCTGTTCAAATGAATCTCTTGGAAGCCAATACATCTGGTGAATATAGCGTTTCTCGGTGTCTGGATCGACAAATAAAAGCGTTGCACAACTTAGGTCAGTAGTGATGGATAAATCTGCCCCACCTATCGCATAAGCGTTTCTAAAATCTTCTAACTGAAACGTTTCTTCATTGTTTATATCCTCAAATGTAAGCCATGAAGAATTAACGGTATCACGTATATTAAAATCTTTTGTTAAAACTCCGCTTATATCGTTTGGATTGTTCTTTGCCCTTTCCACTTTGCTTTCCAGATCATCCAAGCCTTTAATTGTTCCAAGTGCCGGATTAGCCTTCATCCATGCGTTATTATCGTTGCTTGTCCATTCTTCTTTCTCGTCCAGTTCATACATAATAGGCAGGAAGCTTTCATCTTCATACGTGCCATCCACCACATTACAAGCGTATTCGTACATATCATCAAAGATATTGCCCCGGACTGTTCCTGCTGTGGTAATCATGATTAAAATAGGTTGCTGTCGGGCTGACTGTGATTGTTTCATAACTTCATATAGGTTACGGTCGCCTATTGAGTGCAATTCATCTATCACAACAAGTGATCCGTTCAATCCGTCAAGTGTGTTACTATTTTTAGCAAGTGGCATCATTTTTGACATAGTAAGGGAAAAGTACAGATCACTTTTACGCTTTCTTATATGCTTAGAGAGGTAAGGTGACTGTTGTATCATATTGTGGGCTTCATCAAATAAAATGGCTGCTTGTTCTCGCTTACTAG